CGGTCACCCGAAGGCAACCGACCCCAACTGCCGTGTTGTGTTGTTGTCAGGCGCCGATGGCGTGGAAGCGAACCACAACAGCCGACACGTCGGTCGTTGCGGGCACTTCGTCCAGCGGTGCGCCGTCTGTGGTCGTGTCGACCCAGAACAGCTTGATTTTTGGTGCGGTGCTCGACCCATCCCAAGCCGGGACATAGCCGTCGGTGGTTGACGCCGACAGCCAGTCCAGGCGAGAGACTCCAAGGTCGGCAAGCGACACAGCCTCGCCGCCCGTCGCATAGGACGAGTCGAACGTGACGGTGCCAAGCACCTGCTTGCGGTTGCCGGGAACTTCCGGCCCCCAGGTGACGCTTACCGATGCCGCCATGTCAGATCGTCACCTCAGTGAGGTCCTTGATGACGAAGTGGGCGTTGCGCTGCTTGCAGGCGAGTTCGCCGTACGAGTAGAGCGTGGCCTCGTATGCGTCGAGGTCGGGCTTGCGGTTCATCACCGAGCCGTCGAGGTCCATGAACTGGAAGCCGTCGCCGACCTGGTGGTACACGAGCACCTCGGGGTTGATTCCGTACAGGCGGTTGTTCGGACAGTCGAAGTCGGCGTACAGCACGGTGGGCGACTCGTCACCCTTGCCGCTGACCGACGGGCTGTAGAACTGGATGCCTGCGTAGCCACCCTTGAGCTGCGTCTGCTCCATGTTGCGCTTCAGCGAGAGCAACAGGTTGCTGACTGCCAAGTGGACTCCTTCGGCCGACACCAACAGGCTGGGCTTCTTGCCCGAGTTGGTGAGAACCTTCATGATGGAGCCGGTGATGAGGGTTTCCGTCACTGCACGGTTGGTTCCGCTGTTCGAGTTGACGTACGCCTTCCACTTGGGCTGGCTCGACGGGTTGATCGTGTGAAGCACCGAAGCGTCATCCACGATGGTCTGGACACCGGTGAGTTCCACCTGACCGTCACCCGGCTGACCCGAGTTGTTGCTCGCTCCACCAGCTCCCGCACGGAAGATGAAGTGGCTCGAGGACGTAGTCACGGCGGCACCGGAGATGGTGACCGTCTTGGCTGACTCGTCCACAGCGGTCACGGTACGGGCCGACGCCACCGTGGTGGGGGCCGCAACGGTTCCGATGTCGACAACCATGCCACCGTCGAAGAACAGCTGACGGAGAGCCGTCGAGCCGGTGCTGGTGGCGAGGACGACGGTCGTGGAGGACGAGGTCGTGCCACACTGGGCGATGACACCGTTGGAGGTGCCCCACAGCTGGCGGTTGACGTCCTTCATGGCGTCGCGCTTGATGCCTTCCATTTCGGCGTCGAGGGCGTCGATGAATGCTCCACGATCCGAAACAGCCTGACGGATGGTCGGGCCGCTCAGCTGGATGCGTCCGTAGACGTACCGAACCGGGACCGGAACCGTCGCGTAGGACTGGTTTCCTGCTGTCGGGAGAGTGCCATTCTCTGCGCGAGCGCCGACACCGGACGAACGTCCGAGGTGGACAGCGTGGCGGGCGATTCGGCCCTGGACGGTGTCCGTGCGAGTCTCGACCTGCGAGAGAAGAAAGTTGGCTTCGTTGAGGTTGTCCAGAAAGTCTTTGTAGTCGTCCTTCAGGATGGCATCAACGGTTGACAATGATGCTGCCATTGTTGGCTCCTTTTTGGGGTGGTGTGGATTGGTTTTCCGCTACCGCTGCTTACCGGAGTCCACCGGGTTCACATCGCCACATCCGTGACTTACTGGTTGCTATGTCTTGTGTGCCTATCCGGGCACACGCTCAACTATACACAACATCTTGTGCCTTGTGTGTTTCCCTGCGCGCGTAGGGGGAACACGCGCAGGGAAACGATCTACAGCCCGTTGGCTTCGAGTCGGGCGAGAGCTTTTTCTTTGGGTGACATTCCGGCGACCGGGTTGTTGACGGCGGGATAGCCGTTGCCGGACGGCGGCATGTTGTTCATTGTGCTAGCGGCCGTTGCCCGCTGGGTAGCGATGGCCTGTGCTTGGGCGAGCACTTGTTCTTCGACTTCACGGATCGCAGCGTTCAGATCAAGGTCGGGGCGCTTTGATGCGGCAACGATGGCGGCGGTCGCCAACGGCGAGTCGGGTTCCCAGCCGTGCTGGGTCAGCGTTTGCTTGATCTGAGCTTCGTAGCCGTTCTGCACCTGCTGCATTTGGAACTGCTGGATTCGCTGTTCGACCATCTGCTCAACCTGTTGGGGGGTGAGTCCCTGCGATGCGCCTTCCACCTGCGCTTGCTGGGTGATGAGCGCTTCCTGGGCTGGCGTGATGTACGAATCGAACTTGTCTCCGGCAAGGGTGCGGGCGTTGTCGACCATCCATTTGACGGCCGCTTCGTTGTCGCCGGATGCGAAAGATTTGACAAAGTCCTGAATGGCGTTGGCGTCGTCGGGGTGAAGTCCTTGGAATGCCTGGGCGATGGGCTTGTAACGCTCTCGTTCACGCAGGCGATCCTGCACTTCGGAGCGGTAGCGCGCTTCCCAATCGACGTTTGTTTCGGCAGGTTCGGCAGGTGCCTCACCAGCGGGAACGGAATCCACCGTCCCTTCGGGGGCTGTGTCACTCATTGTTTCTCCTTATTGAACAGGCTGTCCAGCCTGGGGTTCGGGAACCATCGAGCCGGGGGGTTCGTTGGCTTGCGGCAGAGCTTCCGCTCCGGGCATCTGTTGCATGGCTGCGAGCTGGCGTTGCGCTTCTTCCATTGCAAGCGCTTCGTGTGCTTGGATGTGCACGTCGATGGTCTGACGGATTTCGTCGGATGCCAGCTCGTATGCAGGCGATTTGCGTTCACGGTTGTGTTGGGCGATGTGCTTGGCATGGTCATCGAACATGGCGGGCATGACGGCGACGGCTTGCATGAGCAGGCCGTTTTCCCATTCGGCTTTAGCAATGTCGGGGTCGGTGGTTGCCAGGTAGCCCTTGGGGTCGGGCAAGTCAAGCATGCGGGCGATGGCCAACGGATCAAGGTTGGCGAACGCCTGCGGGAACCTGTCGGCCAGGCTGGTGAGGATCGACTGGGTAGCAATCTTGGATCGGGGTGCTGTCGCATCCAACGGCACCTTGACCACCGGGTACGGGTCAATGTCTTCGGCCGACCAGGAGAACTGGACCGTGGCGCCCTGTGGGGTTGTGAGCGTTTGGTTTCGCACCATGCCGGATTGTTCTGCATACATGCGGTACAGCTGCAATGTCATGGAGCCGACTTTGGCCCATACTTGCGACTGGTTGCGCGCCATCGGGCCGAGCGGTGTGTCGTCTTTTTCGGCGAGCACCGATAGGGCAAGACCGGAGTTGCGGTCGCCGGGGGCTTGGCCTCGAGATACCGAGTGGGTGAAGAAGATGTCGTCCATCTCCATTTCGAGCTGGGCGGCTTCGTTGCTGATCCACCTCGGGACGTCGGGGGCTGTCTGCCAATGTGGTTCGCCAATCTCGCTGTTGTATTCGAGGATGTCGGCGGGGTCGGTAGTGACAGTGTCGGCGTCTTCAATAGAGCCAACTGGCACCATCAGGCGTGCGTTGGCTGCCTTTCGCATGTGCTCGAGGATGGTGGAGCGTGCCCGGTTGTAGGCGTATTGGATGTCTCGAGCGGGCGACAGCAACGTGTGGCCGACCCAGGTGCGGGGGATGCGACGCTGGCGGGGGAGAACGATGTTGAGGTGCTGGAACGGGAATGGCCAGCCTCGGCCGTCACCGTAGGCGTACACCTGCTTGCCGTTGACGACATGCACAACACAGCCAGGGGTGGTGTCGGTGGGGCGTTCGTAGTAGCAGTAGACGAGGGTCAGGCGGGGTGGCTGGCCTTGGGGGCGACGCGACAGCAGGGTGCGGTGGCGTGACGACAGTGCGGCTTCGGCGTCAGGCTGGGGCATGAAGTCCAGCTTGTAGCGTTCCTTTACTTGTTCGGGTGGTAGGGCGATGCACCTGATCCAGTACCGGGCGTTGTTTTCGTCGGCTGAGCCGGGTTCCAACGTGAATTCGCTGATGGAGAGCGGAGTGAGCCGTACGCCTCCTGCGGGGATAGGGACGGACGTGACAGGGTCAATGGCGACCACTTCTCCCATGTCGGGGTCCCAGTCCACGCTGATGGCCGAAACGCCACCGAATAGGGTCTGAAGTAGGGCTTCTTCCCTGATGTCATCCCATCCCTGTTCATATGCCTCCGATAGCAGCAGTTGTTCCTGTAGGCGCTGGCGGCGCAGGTTGGCGTCGTCAATGCCGGTTGGTTCGACTTCCCACACGAGCGGGGAGCGGGTGAGACGGGCGATCAGGTTGGTGACTCGAGGGCCGAACTTGTCGAC